TGAGTGTCGACCCGCTCAGTAGTCCGCCATTGCTCCCCTGGTCTCTTAACAGCGGTGCATGATAGCCATCCTCGCGCTTGATGAAGTACGACGCCGGAACACGGCTTGCCTTGCCGATGCTTGTGGTAATAGCCGGTATGTACCACTTGGCACCTGAAATGAGCGATACCGCCTGAAAGGTCTTTTTGACCATCGGCGCATCGTTGAAGGCAACCCTGACAAGGGGTTTATACTGCACACCAAAGAAATTGCAGTAGGTCGGACTGTCATGCGTCCACAGCGCACCCAGCTTGAAGGTGAGCATGAGCGTTCCAAGGTTGCCCATGAATTCGGGTAAATAATCATAGAAGGACTCGAATCCCTTGTTCTGCTCGTTGAAGGCTATCGTGACGGCCCTGCGGTCGCCCACGGCTTCCATTGATAGGATGTATCGGTTCTCCGCCGCATCGAACACGCCGTAGATGAAGTTCGTCTCTCGCCTTGCTGAGAGTTCGGTTACGAAGTAATTGTTTGCACTGTGCAGAACGGATATAGGTGAAAGGCCGTCAAGCGACAGGCGTACCACCGCTCCCCTGTTCGTATCCACGAAATAGTCCGCAAAATTGTTGGAGGCCAGCGACTCCGGATGTTTGCCGATGCCGAACTCGCCGGCATAGTACTGGATGTTGTTGAGAAGCTTGTTGCTCTGCGCCATGACATCGCCGCCCACGGAGTCTTTGATGACCTGCTGATACACCGGAACCCTTCCGCATTTCAGTTCCTGGAAGACACGCATGTAGCGGTCGTTGATCCTCAGTCGCTGGATGCTGCCGAACTGCCGGTCGTACTCATCGAGGTCATCGAAGTAGAACCGGTTGATGTCATTAATCGATGTGCCGCTCTGATACGTTCCGCCAAACCTAACAAGGGTCTGATATACCGTCTCCCGTGCATTGAAGTCTATCGCCTGTCCCCGTCCGTTGGCGTTGACGCGGGAGGTGAAGTCGTCTGAATAATGGTTGTCCATGACCCACAGGGCGTCATTGGAACTGAATGTCCTCGACCTGTAATACACATCTCCGTTGTAGAGCGTGATGTTGGCCGGTTGGGCCGCCGTCTGATCCTGAGATGTTCCCTTGTGGTATCTGACACCACCGGACTCATAAAGGTCGTAGACTTCACCGAACTCGTAGAACACCTCGTTCTCCACCTGGCCACCGGTGACGGCAGGCCGCCACAGCTGCAGGAGCGTATCACCCGTGTATGTCGGCGCAGAGGTTGATGGCTTCTTGACCTTGACGTACTTTTTCTTTCCGGGGTTGGCGGCAAGATCCAGTTCCTCAACACCCACTACAAGGTAGTCGGTGCCGGGGTATGTCTGAGTGCCGCCGACATTGGCGATGGCAATGCGCACCCTGTCTCCTTCTGCAAAGTCCCAGTTCGGCACATAGGATGACTGCGCATCCCGCTTATCGTAAAGTGTCTGGACGCTGAAATAGTAGTACTGCGAATCGGTGATGACAAGATTTGACCTCCAGAAAAGGAAGTCTCCTATCGCCATGTTCCGGCTTCTGACAAGCTGATACTTCCTGGCCCATGATGGTGCTGCGTGGTTGATGCTCACATTGAGTATCGGCGTCAGTCCGACATTGGAGGAGATGGCGTATCCGGATGTTATCACATCGGAATTTGTCCTGGTTGATGTCCTGTCGATATGCGCCCCATTGGTCCTACCCTGCTCATCGAAGTACACCACGCCTATGAGATACCTGCTCCACCAGTTCCATGTCGACTCATAGCTGTATGACGATGCAATGGTGCCGGGGTAAACATATACCTGGAAGAACACCTCCTGGTTGATGAAACTCAGGTTCACCCTGTTGGCCGATGCCGTTGCCCGCATGGCAACAATGGCGGATGCTGCGAGAGCCGTTGCGACGCTGTTGTTGGTATCGCCGGCCACTGCCCTGTAATCCATGAACGTAGTAGGGCCGACAAGGTTTGAGGCTCGCCACAAGACCTGATACCTTGTTCCAGGGATCGGAGTACCAAGGATCTCAACATATCCCGTGGTGAAATTACTGCCCACCCACCTTGCCGACGGAGGCTCCGCAGAGGAGCTGCTGTTGGTGACTGTGGAAGAGGTCACTGATATATTGAGGCCCGCTACCCTGTCGTATCCTTCGGTGATGTTGCCGTATACCTTCACGTTGCCGTTGGCAAGGCATTGTGCCTGGGCGTATCTCGGCACCCAGTCATGCAGCAGGTTGCTCTCCGTGACATCGGCATACGGATAGACGGCATCATTGTAGAACCGGTATACGTATTCAAGGTTGTCGCCAAGTGCTATCGCAGCCTTCTCAATGGAATCGATCAGAAAGAAATCCGACCATGAGCTGCCCAGTGAAATGCGTGCCGCAACCTCTATGCGCTTGACCTTTTTGTTGCCGGTACTCAAGGTGATGTCGATGGCGTTGTTCTTCGTCGGGTCGTTGTCAAGATCGGCGGAAGTGAACAGGCCCGTCGGCATCGGGATTTTTGAGATTGGACCCCATGTCGACTTTGAAAAGTCATCATACACCCAGCGGTACTTGAACTGGAAAAGTTTCTTGCGCAGGGAGTTGACCGTTCGCAAGGGGTCATTGATGTAGGTACATGACGGGCATCCGAGGGGCGGCCGCTTTGCCGCCTCAAGGTACTCCTCAAGGACCACGCCGTATTCGTTGTTGAGCAGCTTGTTGATGATCACCTCCCTGGGAGAGGCGTTGTTGCAGGTCCATGAGAGGATGTCGCCCTCTGCGGTCTCCCGGTAAAGGATGTCTGCATGCAGGATCTTCTTGTCCGAACTGAACTTCAGGATATCGACTCCGCCGCTATCTGTCAGGTTCTCTATGAGCTTCTGAACGCTCCGGCTGACCTTGTTGAAGATCAGAATGGAATGCTTGCCCGTTGAGTTATGCACGAAATAGAATGCCCGCTCCCGTGTCACATCCTCCTTGAAGCCTATGACCTTGTTGGTCCCGGACGGAAGGACATAGTTCACTATGCGGTTGCCCTGGACAGGCTTGATGGTGCCGTCCGTTACGGTCGATGAAATGTTCTTGGCATACGTATAGTCTCCCTGCGCCACCATGTAGGGCGACGTCTCGAGATCCATTTTGCCGGTGAGCATTCTACGTATTGCCATGTTATGCTTTCAGTGCGATATTGTTATTGAGCCTTATGGTTTCGTTGGCATCCCACAGCCTTATCGGGTTCATCCTCGACCTTGCCAGCCTGCGCTGATTGTAGTACTCCTTGCGGCGGAGTTGCTTCTCGCCAAGGTTTGACCGACGGCTTGCCGGCATTGACTGAATGTCCATCCACCTCAAAAATGCGATAAGCGCCTCCTGCGCCTGTACCGGGATGACCAGGTCGGCATCGGCTGTCGGCAGGCACATGTATTCGAGGATGACATGGTTGTAGTTGTACTCGTTGTCAAGCAGAATGATCTCGTTGGCATCATCCACACGGAACTCCCCGTAGTAGTCCATGTTGTCACGGACGCCCATGAGGTTGAAGAATGATCCGGAATAGTTGTAGTTCTGATAGGCGTCATTGAAGTAGGGCGTCTCCGATCTCACCCCTTCGCCAAAGTTTTTACTGAGCCTGTCGGCATCAAGCATGCCGTACTGCGTAAGGGCGTCATTGCGCCTGAGGGTTGCAACCTCGCCTTTGTCATTGAGTACGCCGATCTTTATCCATTGGATGTAGTCCGCCGGCAGTGCCGCTGTCTTGTTGGCCGCCACATTGATTTTTGCCGTCTTGGTTTCCTGGGTGATGTCGAGGCCGATGTCGGTGAGTCCACGGTGTCCGAGGGTATAGAGCCGCTGATAATGCGCTCCGGTGAGGTTTGCCTCCGACATGAACATCTTTACGACTTTCTCAAGCGGGACATATTTTGCCGTGGTCTTCATAATTTATCGGTCATGTAGTTGTCGATGATGTTTCTCGCCTCCTCAAACCCGACGGCGAATGCCGTATAGCATCCAAGGCTTTTGAACCACTCCAACCACCAAGCCTGATCCTTTAGGTGATCGTCACTCTTTAGGGTGCCGTCCTTCTTGAATACCTTTACGCCTTCCTTTTTAAGTTCCAGTACGAGACCGCCGTACTTGTCGCTGCGCTTGGCAATGATCATATCCGGAAATCCTTTCTTGCCCATTTGCCTTGCCTTGTCCCACAGCGCACCGCCCTTGGCGAACTGCCCGTCCTTGTCGGTTCTGTATTCCACGCCGGGGTATCTCATGGCCAGGTACTTGCATAACTGGTTTTGCAAAACCCTCTCCGTACTCATCACTTCACATTTACGCCGTCATTCATGGTATCCTTCGGCAGCTGGTCGGTCTGAAGGAAATGACGCAGGACATACTCAACGACCTGCGGAACGGCATCGTTAGGCACAAGCAGCTGATCTGCCAGTGACCTGCTGCCCGCCGAACCTATCATCCTCACCGCTACCGATACCCCGGCTACATTGGTGGCTCCCGGTCTGACATAGAGCGTATTGCCCTCCACCCACCAGAACACGGCATTCTTGGGCGCCGGCAGGTCGAAGTGGTAGTCCATGTGCTGCGGGTTGGTGCGCACCATCGGTGTCGAGGAATAGGACGAAGCACCTTGCAGGTACACGCTCGATATGTCATAACCTCTCGGAACCGATACGGGCATCGCCGGCAGTGTCGCCTTGTAGTAGCCGCTGACAGCATCAGCCGAGAGTGCGAGGTTCTTGAAGGTGGTATAGTATGCGTCTCCGATGAACTCAATGCCGTCAAGGTTCACGCCGTCGGCGTAGTTCTTCATGGCGGCAGCGGCGATACCGTGGTCGAGCCACAGGTTGATCTCACTGAGCGTGATGGGGAAGTCATCCGTTGGGACTCCTCCGGCAAGCCGGAACTGCACCAATTCACAAAGTTCCTTCCGTGTCATTCGCCTTGGTTTATGATTGATTGCGCATAGTTCATCAGTTCACCATCCTTCAGGCTCACGCCGATATGCTTGCACATCCGACCAATGATCTCCACGGTGTCCATATCCTTCCAGATAGGGTCGCTCGAATTCATGTTGTCATATACCTGGGTATCCCCTGCATAGGTATAGGCCCACTTGCTCATGGGCGGGAACTTGATGCCGGTTATGACGATATCGATGCCGGAGGGATATACCTGGTAGTAGGTGTCGTATTCGGCATATATCGGCTGGGTCGTAAGATCCCATACCGATGAGTTGAGGTAGTACGACAGGCGGTTCGGTGCCACCATGTACACTCTTGTGCCGTCGGCCTTGTTCATGGCTTCCAGGGCGGCCATGTCGGTCTGCTTGTACACCTCGCCGCTTGCTCCGCTGTTCACCGTGATGGTAAAGCGGAACGGGGACAGTTTCTCCACGCTCGCCTTGGTCATGTCAAGTCCGACGCGGGGTACGGGCCTGCCGGGAGAATACTGATGCAGGTTGCCGATGAGGAATGAGAGGTATGATAACTCGCTTAAACGGAAAACATTGTTGAATTCATCACCGCTCAAGTATCCAAGCTGGTACTTGTTGGCAATGAAATCAACAATGTTCTTCACCTGTTTAATGGTCATGGATGGTCATTTGCATTACAAATATACAAATAATATACGCTTTTAGGGCGTATTTACCAACCATACCTGTCGCCTTACGCCTTCTTGCTCTCAGGCTCCTCGACGATGATCTCAAGCAGTTGCGCCTTGGTCAGAATCGAGAGCTGTTCGTTGGACTTCACGAATTCCTTGAGGGTCTCCTTGTCGCTTTTGTCGAAGTCAACGGGTTTGCCGTTGTAGAGTTTCTGCGCCCAGGAGAACATCTTGAGTGCATCACCCTTGTTTGCCCCCACGAGATACCCGGCAAGTATCTTGCCGAGGATGATCTGGTTGCCTTCTGCGTCCTTTACTACTTCTCCATCGAGTCCGATCAGCGGTTTTTGAAAGTTCATATTGCTGGTTTTAGATTTAACTGTTTTGTTGCCCACGCGTAAGCATTTTCATTGTTGCCATTCCAGTTCTTGTAGTCATCCCCGTCGATATCCAGATAGCCGTTTGCCACCTGCTCTCCTTCTTTTGTCAGCAGGCGGTATGCGAACTTGGCGCGGGTTGACATGTCATCGAACTCCGTGTTGATCACGAATTCCGTGGCGGTCTTCTTGGCGCCGTCTTTCCAGAGTTGAATTCCTTGAATTTCCATGTTAATCGTTTGTTGTTTTAGCGGTTAAGTAATATGTCGTTCCACCTATTTCTACTTCAATGGTTCTGTTCTGCGATGTCGGCGTTACCGTTGCCACTGCACCGAACTTCCATGTGGCAGCTGTGCCACCTGTTGGGGCAGCTGTCCTGAAACCACCATTGACATGCAAGTGTGCAGTGGGTGTGATACCGATGCCAAGGTATCCGGCACTGGTCACGCGCACTTTCTCTGTCTTGTTGGTTCCGATGACCATCGCATCATTGGCATGTTCGTATTGGAGATAGCCGGAATATCTGTCTGTTCCTGTTCCGTCTCCGAAATACACCGAACTGAATCCGCTGACCGGATCCGCACCTATGAGTACCGTGTTAGATCCGGTGAAGGCACCGACCTGAAGCAGCTCAAGTGGGTTTGTATTTCCGATGCCGACCGAGCCTGAGCTTGTGGCGAAGTATGACGATGTGGTGTTGCGGAGTGTACCGCTGACATCTAGCTTATAGGTATCATTGGTATTCCCAATAGAAAAATTACCACTTGCCTGCAAGCGCATCCTCTCAACTGCACCACCCGTTAATCCACTAAGAAATGTTAATGTTCCCGGATTTGTTGCAGATGAACCGCCGTATAAATTAATTCGACCTCCTTCATTTGTGCCGCCACCGAAAATGAAGAAGCTTCCTGTACTGCTTGATGTTGTTATGTTTTTACCAGATGCAATCCATATATCACCACCAGCGGTTATAGTACTTGTTGCTCTTAATGTTCCTTGAACATCTAATTTATACCCGTTATCTGCAACAGTTCCGACCGCAAGGTTTCCATTTTGAAATAGCACCATTTTCTCCGATGCGCCTCCTGTAGAAATAATCAAATGCCCTTGCGCTCTTATCATGAAATCGCTGATGGCAAAATTGGCGCCGCCACCACTGGTTGCAGGATAAGCACCCCATATTGCGTTGGTAGTTGGAGTTGCACCATAGGACATGACAAGATATGGCCCACTTACATTTGTTGACACAAATCTGCCTACTTCTTGGTTCCCGGTTTGAACGTGAAAGATACCAGCGGGCGATGTAGTTCCAATGCCAAAATTACCAGTCGTCCGAGCAATAGTTACAAACTCGGAAGTTTCGTTGAATATGGAAAAATTACCGCCTGTCCTCGCATGGCTTAAATACCAAGTACCTGCCGCACTTGCAAAACCAAGCCTAACTCTTGCAGATGTGCCTGCGTTATTATTTTGGAAATTTATGTTAACATCACTATTGACATCATCTACAACAAATAATTTTCCATTTGCACCTGTAGTGCCTATGGAAACATTACCTGAGCTTGTAGCGAAATAGGCAGATGTTGTATTTCTTAGTGTACCTGATACGTCAATATTGTAGGTAGCGTTTGTGTTGCCTATAGAAAAAGTACCGTTAGAATTTAACCTTGCCCTTTCCGTTAATGCAGTTGCCCCATTTGGTTTTGTGTAAAAACTTAACCCATGTGAATTGTTTGTACCATCATTATTTGTCGCAATCATTGCTTGCGAATAATTAGGCGTATTACCTCCAGCCGACTTTCCTCTAAATTCAATTGCTGTACCAGCACCAGCCTGCTCTGCTGCTGTTGCTTCAAAATCTACAATCAACCCAATGTTTATACTATTAACACTACCCGCTGTTTTGATAATGTGCAATGGCGCAGTGGGTGAATTTGTTCCGATACCAATATCCCCGGCAGATGTAATTGTAACCTTTTCTGTTGCTGCTGTTCCTGCTGATTGACTTGATCCTGTATAAAATCTTATTGCTCCAATAGAATCATACTTATATCCAGCAATTGATCCAGTTGCAGCATGAGATACTACGCCAGCTGCGCTGACGTCTAAGTTATATCCACCACTAATAGCACCACCATCATCATTCTTTGCGACACGCATGAATGTAGCATCGTTCAACCTATATTCTCCAACAGCAGTAATCCTATCCGAAGATCTAATTACACCTCTTACATCTAATTTGTAACTTGTACTTGTAGTTCCTATTCCAACATTTCCGCTGCTCGTCGCAAAATAGGCATCCGTTGTATTTCGAAATGTACCTTGTACATCAAATTTGTATCCGTTATTGGTAGTAGTACCTATCGCAACATTTCCAAGATTAAAGAATGTAGCATAGGTACCACTGACATCACCAATAGTCAGGTATGTTTGACTACTTACTGATTTAAAATCCCAAAAATTCCAACCTGTTTGTTGGATTCTAATCATCACATCACCTGTACCCTCTGCATGAAACTGAGCATCGGGGACTGCAACACTATTGGAACCCGCATAAAACTTCCTTGAAATTGTATCGCCTGCTGAATATGAACGAGCAGTGGATGCGTTATACCACACCCAGTTGTTTGTTCCTGCGTTGAATACTGAAGGGATATAATGCCCATAGTTGTTTGTTAAAGTTGCCCCTGTCTTTACGGGGTTTTGTACATATGTTCCGTATGAATTTGTGATTGTTCCTGAAGTGTATGTTGGCGCAGAAATGTAATTGAATACATCCGTGATTGTACCCGTGAAATTTAAGGTTGCACCAGCTTGAAAAGCCGCATAGTGTCCGAAATTATTGGTTCCCGTCATCTCTATCCTTGCATCATATGACGCATAAGACGTACCGCCACTTCGTGCATAGTTGGTACTATCGCTGAACCCCCGTGAATTTCCGCTACCCGAATTTATTGTGCGTGATGCAAGAATTAGCGGATCTGTGCTGCCGGTGCTATTTCTGTTTCCAACATGAAGAAGCGCAAGTGGTGATGTATTGCCAATGCCGACATTACCCGTCCCGCCCGAATTGAATACCCAGTTACCACTAACACGCTCAAATAACAATGTCGCATTATTATTGCCGAGTTGCATGTCATAATCCCCGACACTTGCAAGGTATCCGCTCGTGCTTCCCAAAACAGTTTCAAAACGGACTGCACCTAAATTTGCAAAACGCAATGTCTTTGTTCCGGGAGAAGTTGTAGTGCCTATTCCTACGCCACCCGAACTCGTCGCGAAGTAAGCATCCGTAGTGTTTCGGAGGGTGCCGGAGATGTCTAATTTGTAGGTGTCATTGGTATTGCCGATGGAGACGTTGCCATTAGGTGTTATCCTTGCACGTTCACCTCCGGCCATATCGAATATCAAAGGTATCCCCGGCCCGGTGTAAATACTTGCTGCCTGATCAACCGTCCCGCCAAAAGCAGTTGCCCTATCGCCTATTGCCAAAAGTGTTTGGCTGCTTCCTGCACTTGTGACAAAAAATGATGCTCCTTGCCCATTTGCTGTACCGCCTTTTATACGCAATGCTGCCGCTGCACTTGTCTGCACGAAATTGAATCTAAATGTCGCATCCGGTGCAGCATTAAATCCTAAACTCGTTCCATTGTCTTGTATCAAGCTATTCCCCACCGCACTCGTACCCGTGAACTTTGCGATGTAGTTTGTCGTCCCCGTCCCCGTTACAGGGTTCGTCAGCGTTGCCTGATACTGCGGAATATTCAGCACGCCACCGGAATACGTGGCCGCACCACTCGTTCCCGTTGTGGTGAGCGTTATTGCTGCCCTTGCCCGTGCATCGGTGTAATAAAGCCTTGTCCCCTCAGCAACATCGGAAGTGGTGAGCGTGACGACCCCGGTGTATCCGTTTACGGAAACAACGCTGTCGGTGTTATCCACCTTCTCCCATGACGTCCCGTTGAAGATTATCCAGTCACCCATCTTCCAGTCGGAGATCCCGTCAATGGCGGTCGAGCCGTTGACAGAGACGACATAGTAGTTGCCCTTGGTTCCTGTCGAGCTGCTGATGGCCGGAGTGTTGGTGGATGCGTTCCATGTCCCCATGTATTTCACACCACCGACAAGAGTCGATACCGTCCCCTGCAATTTGCCGAACGCCGAGAGGATGCTGTCGGTGGAGGTGATGGTTCCGGCGGCGATATTAAGACCCGTGAGAACCTTGGATATGACCGCCCCGTTGTCAAGCACTACGGCTGCCGAACCCGGTCCGGCTGCCACTGCCTCTCCCGTGAGTGCCGTGATATAGTTTCCTGCAACCTGCTTTGAATTGAACGCCTGCCAGTCGGATGCCGAAAGCAGTCCGCGTGCCACGGCTGAAGCCGATGGGATATTGAAGGTGTGTGTCGTGCCGCTGCTGTTGATGGAAAAGTCATTGCCGGCCGATCCGACGGCGAGCTGATGAGCCATGCCCTCAAGTCCGTTGATGGACTTGATCAGATACGTCCACTCGGTATCATAGTTCGTCGATGTCTTCTTGACAAGCGCCTGTCCCGTCAGACCGGCTGCGGGAACACCCTGCCCGACGGGACCCTGTGGACCCGCATTGGTGTTGATCTGGAGTGTCGGGTTGTTCGGGTTATTTATGACTGGCGTTATCGTAGGCATTGTGTTCTTTTTTGGAGCGACATCTTAATATGGGGTGGTGTCAATGTTCCATGTCATGGTCAAGGGGAATAGGACATAGTTGGTTCCTGACAAGGTGCATGACTGATTGACGGTATCCACCAGGACCTGCACATCACCTGCGGGAGTGATGCGGAATATCTTACGCCCCTCATAGATGGCTTGCGATGCAAAATCAGTTGTGCCGGATGCGTTCTTGTAATCGGCAGCCTCCACGTATTCCGGAAGCTGACAGTACACTGTCTGTAACGGCTTGTAATACCCAACAGGAAGTGTCGCCACCGTCACCCAGGATCCGGTGGTAAATGTTGATCTCGTCTTGTAGACTATTATGTGCATGGTCACTGTTCCATACACGCCGCTTGATACCTTGTTGACGTAGTTGCCGGTAATATTCCAAACAATATCGCGAGCGAAATTCCATCCCGATGCAGCGGTGAGCGTGGACGAGGTGAATGCAGCGGAGCCACCTATAAGTGATGCCAGGCTGTCTATCTGCTTTTTGACTCTGAGTCTTGTCGACATCGAGTTTGTATCCGCCACGATGGTTCCGGTCGTTGTGATGGGTCCGCCCGTCAAACCATATCCCGTTCCAACACTTGTCACCGTGCCACTACCCGTTGCTATTGTCCAGGATCTGTCCGCACTCAGGTCATATGCGACGCCATTGATGGTCAGTGTCCTTGATGTAGACACGCCACCAAGTCCCGCCAGGGTATAGTTCGGAACATTCAATGCGCCGGTGGTAGAATTGTACGTCGATGCCCCGCTGCTGCCGGTAGTTGTAAGGCTTATCGCCGCCCTTGACCTTGCGTCGGTATAGTACAGATTTGAACCTTCCGCAACCGCATTAGTGTTTAGCGTTTGCCAGGTCTTATCGCCCCTCCAATATTGCGAGGTAGTGCCAGCGGAAATGACAGGCTCCCCACCAAGACCCGACAGGGTATAGTTCGGTATGTTGAACGCTCCCGTAGTTGAATTATACGTTGCCGCCCCACTGCTGCCGGTAGTGGTTAGCGAAAGGGCGCTCCTTGCGCGTCCATCGGTATAGTACAGGTTTCCGCTTTCCGGCACGGCAGCGGTATTCAGTGTCTGCCAGGACTTGTCACCCCTCCAGTACTGCGATACTGAACCGAACGCAATGGCATTCTCCTTGCTGTTGAAGATGCTCCAGTCGGAATTCGACAGCAACCCACGGTTTGAACTCGATGCCGTTGGGATGTTGAACGTATGTATCGACCCGGCACTTGAGATGCTGAAGTCGGCTCCCGATGTGCCGGTGGCAAACGTCTGCGTTCCGGCTGACAATCCATTGAGTGATGTGATGCCTGTATTTATCGTCCACGACCTGTCTGCACTCAGATCATAGGAGATGCCGTTGATGGTGAGCGTACGGCTTTGCACAACACCTCCGAGACCGGAGAGCGTGTAGTTCGGTACATTCAGCACCCCGGTAGCACTGCTATAGGTGGCAGCGCCGCTCGACCCCGTAGTAGTAAGGCTAAAGGCTCCACGCGCACGGGCATCGGTAAAGTACAGGTTCGTGTTCTCCGTCACCACCGATGTTGTCAGCGCCTGCCAAGACTTGTCACCCCTCCAATACTGAGATGTCGTTCCAAATGCTATTGCAGGCTCCTTGGCATTGAACGTACTCCAGTCGGCACTACTGAGTGCGCCCCGGTTGGAGGCGCTTGCCGTTGGCACGTTCAGCGTGAATGTCCCGGATGTCGTAATAGGCGAACCAGACACATTGATGTCAGTGCCGGTTGTCCCGGACGCAAGTCCAACGGAAGTGACTGTGCCACTACCTTTGGAAGAAATGAGCGTCAGAAGGCTATCGACACCTTTCTGCCTGTAAGCGCGTGTACTGAGAAGGCCAGTATCCGATACCGATGTGATCGTGAAGCTCGGATAGCTCCCGCTCACCGTGGTTGTCCCTGCACCCGTGAGTGATACGATCTGGTCTGGCGCGGTATTGGTGACGGTGATATTCCCGCTTGATGTGACCGGACTGCCCGATACGGATATGCCGGTTCCGGCAGTAACGCCGACACTGGTGACCGTACCGACATTGTATGTCACGTCAGTTGACAGATTCTGCGTAGTGCCGTTGATGGTTATATTCCTTGTCTGCGGAACCCTTGTGGCGATAATTGCACCGAGACTGTCGTCGCCCTTTTTCCGCCATGCGCGAGTGGATAGTACGGAAGTATCCGCACTCACAAATCCGGTGGATGTGATGGTCGTAAAACTCATGCCTGTTCCGGCAGCAACACTCATCACTGTTCCCCCTCCAAGGCTCCCCAGTATGCTGATGACGCTATCAATCCCTTTCTGCCTGTATAATTTCGTACTGAGCAGCGCCGTATCCGCCTCCACATACTGCGCCACCTTGCGCACCCCGTTTCTCGCATCACGCACATAGTTACTAAGCATGGAGGATGTGTCGCTGATGTTGACCTTTGTTGCTATGATTGCTCCGAGACTATCGGCAGCCTTCTGCCTGTTGGGCCTGGTGGAAAGTACGAGGGTGTCTGCATTGACGGATCCGGCGGACGTGATGGTGCTGAAGTTCATCCCTGTCCCCGCCGATACCGATGTCACCGTCCCTGTCCCACCTGCGGTGACCGTCCAAGACCTGTCGGCTGAAAGATCGTAGGAAGTTCCGTTTATTGTGATGGTACGGGATGTTGGCACGCCGCCAAGTCCGGATAGCGTATAGTTGGGTACGTTGAGCGTATTGCTGCTGAAGGTTGATGCACCGCTGCTGCCGGTGGTGGTAAGGGTGATCTTGTTCTGCTTGATGGCGTCAAGGCTGTCGACACCCTTCTGCCGCCAAAGGCGAGAGGAAAGTACCGCCGTATCCGCAGACACCGTACCGGTTGATGTAATGGTCGTAAAATTCATGCCAAGGCCCGAAGCCACACTTAGGACTGTTCCTCCGCCCAGGCTTCCCAATATGCTCAATACGCTATCGATGCCCTTTTGCCTGTAACTTCTCGTACTCAGCACAAGGGTGTCGCCGGCAATGGATAGTGTGCCGCTATCGGTTATCGGAGAACCCGTGACCGTGATGCCCCTCGAACCCGTTGCTCCCACATAGCGTACCGTACCGGATCTGTATATCGGAATGTTGAGCGTGTCGCCCGAAAGCGTTGAAGCGCCTGTATTCCCATTGGTCGTAAGTGTCAGCCTGTTCTGCTTGACAAGGGAAAGGCTGTCGGACTTCTTTGAGACAAGTGCCTTTGTGGCGATGGCCGCCGTATCTACCGACACCAGTCCGGAGTCGGTGAATGCCGTGAAGTTGGTGCCGACGCCCGGTTTGACTTTCAGCACTGTTCCCTTCGTATTGATGATCAGCAAAAGACTGTCATCACCCTTTTTTCGCCAAGCGCGTGTGGACAGCACCGTGGTGTCGATGTTGGTTCCAGACATGTCACTCCACCTAACACTCAGGGAGTCCCACCAAAGAAATCTGTTGCGCTGATTGCTGAAGATCAGCAGGCCGTTGCGCCTAAGTGGATGTACCGACAAGGTGTCGGCTACCCTTGGGATCATCAATCCCTTGTCTGACCCGACTATCGGGCCGATGCTCACATACGCGCTGCTGTCCGTACCGGTTGGGCGACCGATGGAAAGCCTGTACCGGTAGATATAGTCCGGCATGTTGTTGACAACCTGGCCCTGCGTCACATAGGAGCAGAGCATCAGAAGGATTATGATTATCTTTCTCATGTCGTGGTGTACATTACCCTTACCCACTCCATAGGCCCAAGCGCATACGGGAAAGTTATCTGTCCGGTGGCACTGGTGAACAATACCTCGGACTGCTCCGGTATGCCGGTTGTCACCAGCTTGATCGTTACGCCACTTCTGACAATGTCAAGGACCGTGCGCCCGATGAGTACGGGCAGCACAAAGCTCGACTCGCCACCAACGACGGTGGTGTAGTACACAACACTCACACCGCCGGCGGATACGCCCGGATTCAAGGTCGTGACATTGGTTACAAGCACGCCGCTGTCAGCCGACCCCACACTGGAGGCGAAGACCCGGTAGTAGTAAAGGGTCTGCGCACTGAGACCGGTGTCGCTGTAATACGTATTCGGATTGCCGGATGATACGGTCGACCAGGTAAGTCCATCCACGCTGCGTTGCAGGGTGTAGGATGTCGCCAGATAGGACGGCGCCCATACCAGGTTGACCTGGGAAGACGATACCGCCGTAGCCGTAATGGATCCCGGGGTTGCAATCTGTGAGCCGATGGCGTCGTTGACGATAAAGTAGCTGCGTTGTACAAAGGGCAGGCTGAGGCCTCCGATGACGCCTTCCATGACGAACTCGTACCATCCCGGAGGAAGGAACATGTCGTTGGCGGTCTTGCGGAGTTCCAGGATCTGGCCGTTGATGGTCATCCCCGATCCGCTCGTGAACTGAATGAGGGATACTTTCTCCGGATCGTTGATGCGCACGATGCGTGCGATGGCGTAGGTAGCCGGTGTATTGCCGGAGATGGTAAAGTCCTGCACAAAGGGATTCCCCTTGTAATAGTTTATGGTGAAACTACTGGCCTCTTTACCTACAATAGTTGGCATACGCAAATTTAGCGTATTTTACGCAATTTACGCCACCAAAAAAAGAGGCCCTCCGTAGAAACGGGGGCCGGTTAAACCAAAAAAACAGCACAACATTCAGGGGCGATGCCCCCTTATGCAGATACTATTCTTATGGCTCTAAAGTATTACTTTTTCGCCATTGCGGGTAGTCTCTTTTTAAGCTCCACTCCTTTGTCGCTGAATGCAAATTCAGCAAGCTGTTCGGCGGTCTCCCGTTTGGGGTCAAGTACCATGATGAGCGCCTTGGTCTCTCCGTAGTGTGCCTGGTTGCGCACATGTCCAAGATCGATGGCGCCGGACTTGAGGGCCTGGTTGACCATGCCGATATACCTGGCCATCGGGGAGTCGACGGTCTTGAGGAACAGTTTCGGGTCGCTGCTCGCCTTGCGGATGTAGTCCGCCCTCACCTCTGCCAGACTCCTGTCGCGGTCACCCTCTTTGGTGTTGACACCAAGGAATGCGGCATGCGTCATCATGGCCTCATCATCGGCCTGCAGTGCAATGCCTTCGGCCTTGTGACGGTTCTGGATAAAGTCCACCTCGCTGCTGTACTCCTGCTCCTTGTTGACCAGGGTGTACACGGCAGGCTCCTTGGATATCCTTCCCTCCTTTCCATCGTATTCATCACGCGCCATCAGACACGCGATCTTCTCTGCATCCTGCGGATACTGTAGGGTCAGTGTGCCGTTGTTGAACTCCGGACGCCATTCGTTGGCATCCGCATAGTTCTTATCCACCTTCTCCTGGTCATCCATCCATATCGACTTGATGCCGGGGATGAACCGGATCACACGGCTGCGTCCGCTCTCCGGGTCATAGGACAATACCTTCGGTGCCAGCACGCGCTTGCGCTGGTAGGGTGGTTCATTCGGAGTTCGGGGAGTTATCTTATCGAGTAACTGGAAGACATACATGCCTTCCTTGAGTGCGCCCCCACCGGCCACTGCTGCTTCCGTCTTAGCCATACGAACAATGTTTTGTTTACTTAATTGTTACGCAAATATAGCGTAAAAGCCGTATTTTTTAAAATTATAGATGGTTCATGCGATAGCCCGACAAAAAGAAACTCCCGGTGGAAACCGGGAGTTGATTGGCTGGTGGGCCGTATGGTTGGAAGTGGTAAGCCTTAGGATGCTCTGAAGATCACGCACTGGTTTGCGGCCTGGACCTGCACACCATAGTGACCGACGATGACGTTACGAAGTTCCTGAACCGCGGTCTTGTTGGTTTCGGCGAGACCACCGTACTCGTAGGCATTGAGTTCCATACCGGGTTTCACTTCCTGATAACGGAGAGCGATGGTAGGGAGTTTCTGTGCCGTTACGGGGTCGGTACCGAAACCCTGCGGGATCAGCAGACCGTAGTTCTTGTACTTGTAAGTGCTGGGAACCACACCGAACATCTTCTCGGGCTGGAAGCCTGCGTACTTCTTGAAGTGGAAGTTGAATCCGTCGATGTAGTAGCTGCTGAAGCCGAGCTGTGCGCTGACCTCTTTGCTGCCGCCTACGCTGCCGTAGAGGATCGCGCCCTGGTTGTACTGCGTGAACAGTTTGGCGTTGATCTCCTGGTGCTGATAGGTGTCGCAGAGGTGGTGGATCTCGGTGTTGGCGCCGTTGAAGTCCAGTTCGCGAGTCACGGACTGGAAGTCGGTGACGGAGTTCAGGGAGCCGCCGGTGTAGGTCAGTTCGGAACCGCCTGCCAGGATCTGCTGGAGGATGCCCTTGGTGCCTACGGTGCCGTTGGAGGTGATGCCTGAGTTGGTCACGTCAACGCTGAACATGGCCAGGAGTTCCCGGTTGTTCAGAAAACGCTTTTCAGCCTCGGAAGTACCGAAGTACTTGTAGTAGCGCATGCCGGTGGCGGGGTCTGCCCACTCGATCTTTTCCATCGCTGCCTTGTCCGTGATGTGGTAGTCCTCGCGGATCTCCGTCACGGAGTTGCTGATCTTGTCGGTCAGCGGCTGAATGGATGCCTGCACATCACTTGCCTCGCCTACGTGCTGCAAACCCTGGAACAGCAGCCAGTCGTTGGCGGCGGGGTTGATGCGGACGTCGGACTTGAGCGGCTTGATGGTGTAGGTGTGTGCGCTTGCAGTGGTGGTGGTGATCGACGTGATCTTACCCAGGGCGCCGGTGTTGGCCCACATCACTACCTCGCCTACACGGCCGGGTGATTTGGTTCCGGAGTCATAGTGGGATCCTGCGATGACGGTCACTACCACGTCTGCACCGGCAGTGGCGCCGCCTGTGATGGAAGCCACCTGAACGGCTGCATGGCGCTTGCGGCGCTCGTAGTGATAGAAGTCGCGGTTTTCTGTCTTTACCTTGCGGCCGAGCATGTCGAGCAGGAAGGTGTAGTTTTCGCTGCCGTATTTCTCGACGAGCTTCTCGGTGAAGCTGCGGTCAAGAATTTGCAGAGCGGAGATGAAGGACCTGTTGGCCGTTGTTGCAACGAGTCCGGGTTGATTGGGGGAATGAGCTGGCATATGAGTAAAATTGTTAAGGTTCTTAAAATGGTTACGTGTGGGTTCGCCACCGCCATTTCACCTTAACCAAGGAGGAAGTTCTCGTAGTCTCTTTTGGACTGGTCTTCCGCGAAGTTGCCGGCAGGGTTTGCGATACGTGTATCTTGGACGTTAGCGACACCCTTGACAAGTTCAACCTTGGCCTGGTTCATGGCCCTAGTCACGGCGGACTTCATGACCTTGTCGAAGTTCTCGACCAGGTAGATGTCCTTGAGCAATTTTTGGGTGTCGTACTTTCCGTCCTTGGTGTATCGACTTTGAATGTAAGACCAGTAGTTGCTGGCCTTGTTGCTCAATTCCGCTTTTTCTGCGTCCTGTATCGTGTACTCGTGAGGGAACTGAACATCCTTGTCGCTGATCCCTAAGTCGAGCTTTGATAAAGAACGAATATTTTCACTGAGCGATTCGTTGAACTGATCTCCGAAACTGCTCAATTGGTTCACAAAATTTTCCGCCTCCGGGTTCGGCTGCGCCGTAGTACTTGCCGCAAAATCCGGAAGCGCGATGCTGTCCTTCAATCGGGAGAGGAACTCCTTGGCGGTCTTGGATTCCGCGGTAAGCTTTCGCTGCGCACGTCTCTCCCACTTGGCATACTCGGACTCCTCGACATCATCCTTGCTCACGCCGACACCGAACTTCTGCTCGTACTCGTCGTTGATGTCCTCCTCGGTGTAGTCGGGGTTGTCGATCTGCATCTTGAGCTTGATCACATCCTCCGCACTCATGGACTCCACGCCACTGAGCAGCTTTCGCTGGTACAGTATGTCGGCGAGTTCGTCCTCCTTACCCTCTTTGATGGCTTCAAATAACTTCCTGCTGTTCTCGCTGAGTTCTATCTCAGGCTTCCTGTCGAGCTGGGCAAGCAGGTCATCCCATTTCTCGAACTTGTTCTGCGTCTTCTCCTTCAGTATGGCATCGTAGTCAATCTGCGGTGCCTGGCTATCGGTCTGCTGCTGTGCGGCAGGATCCGGAGTCTGTGCATCCGGCTTCTGCTCGTCGGTTGCCAGCGGCGCTGCGGCCTTTGCCTGCTCATACAGGCTGTCCTCCACATACACCGCTCCGTTCACCGGCTCCAATGCGTCATATTGACTCTGTGGGAGCAATAATTCGCCTTGTTCGTTTCTTACTTCTTCCGCCATACTAAGGATTTCCTACGCAAATATAGCGTATTTTACAAAGTTATGCGTAAAATATTTGGTTTAATCCTCGGTCTCTGCCTCCTGCCCTTCTTGCGGACCCTCTGACTCCGGCATCTCCATCTCCGATTCCATTTCGGGTTGCTGCCCTTCTGGCGACTGCATGCCTTCTTCCATATCCGGCTGACCTTCCTGCTGCTGCATCATTGCCTCCTGTTGCGATTCCATCATCTCCTGCTGCATCTCACCGGCCTCCTGCTCGTTGCGTGCCGCCTGCAGTTGCTGCGAGCCTACCATGTTCTGCATGAAGGCGGATACCATCGACTGGAATTCCTGCGGCATCTCGGAAACCGATTTGCCCATCTTCATCCACTCAGAGAGGATGGTGTTGACCACCTGACCCATGACCTGTGTCTTGGCGGCCTCATTGAGCATCTGCTGCTTTTTGAGGTCGAATTGACCTTTACCCTGAAGCAGCAGGGCGTCGCTTTGCGCCTTGTTCTTTGCGACCTGGTCCTGTATCTGTGCCTGCACCATTGAGTTCTGCTGTGCGGACTCCTGCTGCTCCCGCTTGCGCTTGGCCTCGTACTTGCCAAGGTATATCTCAGCCAGTTTGACGTTCTCCTTTGCGATGCGCCTGACCTTTACAGCCTCCTCAAAAGTGATCAGACCGGCGGATAGCGCGGTCTGTGCCATCTGCTCGATGTACATTCGGTCGGTATCGGTGGGCGCCATGTCAATCTTGATGTCGAAGATTTTTCCCTCCATCTCATCAGGCGTGATGCCGTATTCCCTGGAACCCGTCTCGACGATGTCGTACCAGTCCATGATGGCGATGCGCTTGGCGATGCCCTCAAGGATGCTCAGAAATCCACGGTACACGAAGTTGGTGGCCCGGTTGGAGGCGCTGATCTGGTTGTTCATGACGCCCAGTCCGAGCTTTGGATTGACGGACTGACCCTCTACGTATTCGTTGGTGCCGAGGTCGCTGCGCAGCTTATCGATCCAGAAGTTGTATTCCCGGTCGAGCGCCATGAGGCTTTGGGCGTTGCCATTGCTCTCGATGGGTTGGATGGGTGCGCCGTTACGGGTCTCTCCATCCTCGTCGAGGTCGGTGTAGTACTGGATGCCCGTCTGGTCGTACATGGCCTGAAGTTCAAGCGGAGACTCCGCATCCTGACCCATGCCCAAGTGTACGCCCTGCAAGGCCCGTGTGTTGACCAGCAATCCGTCGGGGCGCATCTTGGCGATGAGTTGCTGCTTTTTAAGCTGGATGAGCGAGAGCATCCTTATCGCCGTAATGGACCGCTCGGTGAGCGAGATGTTGACCATGTCCCGGTTGTTGGGCATGAATCCGACATAGTTGGTGAACGCCTCGTGCATGGCGTAATGCGGCTTGATCATGTTCTCCATGACACGCCACTCAAGCATCTCGTCCGTGGTGCGAGAATAGCAGCCGGTGTACACGACCTTCAGGCGCTTTTCGATGAGTGTCTTGTTGTCGCCCAGGTATTTTGGCCTTTCCTTCTTCTCGTTCAGCACGCTCTTTCCGTAGCTGTCGCGCTTCTCCACCCACATGCGCTCCTCGGTGGTGACGATCTGGAAGTGGAAAAGCTCCACCACGCAGTCATCATAGGGCCGGATCAGCATCACCCGGAACTCCTCCGCCCAGGAAAGTTCGGCCTTGCCACCCTGATCGGTGCGCTTGAACATGTCGAACAGGGTTCGCTCGTTGATCTTGGGGAACCTGGCCCGGATGTCGGAGACCTTCATCTTTTCCAGTTCTCCAATGACCGTGGAATCCCTGAAGTCGTCGTAGTTGCTCCACGAGTAGATGGTGTTCTCCGGTATGCAACGGCGGTATTTCTTTGCTCCGTTCTCGTCCTTGTAGACGAACGCCCATGCCATGCCGACCTCAACCAGGTCGTAGAGCATCGAACGCTTGAAGACCTCATAGCCTCCGTCATCAAGGGCGTCGAGTATGCGTTTTTGGAATTTTACCTCCTCTGGAAGCTTGTGTTCCGTCTCGAAGTATAGCGTCAGGTCATCGTAGTTCTCAGGGATGTACTTGTTGGGGTCCACCAGCGGGATGCCTGCCTGTTGCTCCAGTCCCGCAATGACGCCGCCCATGTTCATAGCGAATTCAGCCTCATTGATCTCCTTTTGCCGCTGCTGCTTGGAGTTGTCATCGACGGCCGTGACCGTTGGGCGCTCCTCCAGTTCCATGAACCGCTCTACGACGATGTCGAGGAATTTGGGCAGGATGGCCGGCGGTGTCATGTCGAGCTTTACGTATGCGTTCTTGCCGTCTATGCCCATCAGGTCAAGGAACTCCCGCATGTCATGTCGCCCCTGGGCGATCTTCCTCAGGTCGGCGAATCGCCGGTTGCGCTTTACGTAGTAGCCATTGAGGCCATCGCGGATCGTGTTGACCATCTGCCTTGCAACGGTCCGCCCGAACTCAGGGTCCGACTTCTTGGACGGAGTCGAGGTATGGAACTCGTACAGGGTTTGGCTCAAAGGCGCTTGGTAACTCACGGCAAAATTAAATTTTGTCAAATTTACGCTTTTTATACGTATGTTTGTGTTGTAGAACCGCCGACACGGTATCTGAACTGATTTTGGCCCCGTTTGGGCGGATGGGTGTCGGCCCTGAAGTCCTAACGGGGTTTTTATTTCCAATGCTTGGAAGCGACCAAAGAAGTCCCAAGATGGACATCACCATTCTGAAGAATATCGCCTTTGACAACAGGATCAGCCTAAAGGCCAAGTCCTTGCTTCAGATTATGCTTCTACTCCAAGATCATACCGTCATCCGGAAAAAGGACTTAACGTCCTACTGCAAAGACGGGTATTCCGCCGTTACATCCGCCTTTAGTGAACTTGAAAAGAAGGGTTACGCTGAATGTATTTGCCATAAAACCGCAGCCGGAACTTTCGAATATTCCATTAGGGCCTACCCTACCCCCTTAACCGATAGCGATTTTCCGCAACGGATAATCCGCAGCGGTAAATCCGCAACGGATAATCCGCAGCGGAAAACCTCCATTTCAAATACAGAATACACTAATACAGTAATACATAATACAAATACAGAACACACACACACAGGCAAAGACAATTTTTTAGCGCCTGAGGAAGAAGAAGTAAAGGCATACTTCCTTGAAAACGGCAAGGATCTCAAGCAGGCGGAACTATTCTACAACAAGAATTCCGCCATCGGATGGGTGGACAAGAACGGCAGAAAGATCATGGACTGGAAGGCGTATGCAAAGGGGTATTGGTTCCCGAACATCCGCCAGGGAACCCGACCGGGCAGCCTCAAGGTTGTGCCAAAAATTGAAGAACGAAAATTCGTAATGTGAAATCAGGAGCATCAGATCTGGTAAACGCCATCCATTCCGTCAGACAGGCGTATGAGCATTTTGGTTCTTTCCAACGAGAGAACCCGGGAACCATTGGCGCAAGGTTGATGAAGCAGTACTGCGCAAAATTGGAATGGATTTATGGCGACATCATTACATACCCCCTTTTCCCCCAGGTGATACGAGACGGCATACGGGCAGAATGGGAGTCGGATGTCTTCACCACACTGGCGATACAGGAGAAGATCGCCAAGCTGAGTCCGAAAGAGCGAGAGGTAGTCGAGACGATCATCGATTGCATCATTGCCGGCGATGACATAACAGTTGAAAAAAGTAAAGAAGATGCTTCACATAAGTCTATTTAGTGGAATCGGAGGGTTTGATCTGGCATCCGAATGGATGGGTTGGACAAACATTGCCTCGTGCGAAATAAATCCATTTGGAAATAATGTCTTGCAGTATCATTGGCCTGATGCGTACCACCATGATGACATACATACACTCACCTACGAAAAATTAAACTATGAACTCTCAAAAAGATTTGGGGACAATTGGAGAACAGATGACATTATTCTCACCGGTGGATTTCCCTGCCAACCCTACTCCGCAGCCGGAAAAAGACTCGGCAAGGAAGACTCTCGACATCTCTGGCCGGAAATGCTTAGAGTCATTCGGGAAGTTCAGCCAACATGGGTCGTGGGAGAGAACGTTTTCGGCCTTATTAATTGGTCGGGAGGACTGGTATTCCACGAGGTGCAAGCTGACCTGGAAGCTGAAGGGTACGAAGTACAATCGTATGTACTTCCAGCTGCAGGTGTCGGCTCTGTCCACCGCAGAGACAGAGTTTGGTTTGTTGCCCACACCAACAACCCAGGAACCGGAATCGGATTGCGAGATGAACGAGAACGGAAGACGGAAGACAACGGATGGGAAGAGCAGTCATTCTCTCAACATAGGTGGGATGGCAAGTATGGGGATGCTGCCGACTCCGACCGCAATGGATTCAACGAATGCGACGGCGAACATGAAAAGCAGCCAAGTCAAGGAAGGTTCGATGCATTCGGTGACATTGAGCAGAGCGATGTCAATGGGGATGCTGCCAACACCAACTACCAGAGATTACAAAGCAGGAGCATCGGAAACGGGATTGATTCGCAAAAACGGAAAGATCAGAACGGATCAGTTAAGCAATTTGCCTGTAATGACTGGAAAACATACAAAACAAACTGGAGAAATTTCCCAACAACTCAACCCACAATTCGTATGCGAAATGATGGGATTTCCGACCGATTGGACGGTATTACCTTTTCTAAATGGCGAAATGAATCCATCAAAGGATATGGGAATGCAGTAGTTCCCCAAGTGGTTTATGCAATTTTCAAAACGATAGAGGAATATGAAAAAAGGTGCAAGTAGCGTAGTCAATGCCTTGATCGCATTGCGACAAGCAAAGGAACATTTTGCTGATGCGCTGCGTGATAATCCCGGCAGCATTGCGGAGCGGTTGATAAAGCCATATCTTACAAAGATTGAATGGATTTACACGGACATCATAACCTATCCGCATTTCCCGGATATTGTTCGTACTGGAATACGGATTGAATGGAACAGCGATGCGTTTACAACACCAGCGATAGTTGAAAAGATTGCTAAGCTGCG